TTTTGGCTTGGCATTGTTCACATGACCAAGCTCTGCCCCTAGAATGGCTAAGCCATACACTAGAGGCGAGTGCTATTTTCCCTCAATACCAAGCAAGCTGATTCTTTGAATATGCATGACCAATTCGCTGATTGCTTGAACTCGGTTTGACTCTGGTCTTATGTTCATGATCTGCATGACAGTTGCTTCCTCACCATTGATCTTGGTAAGGCTACCCACAATCATTTCCATGTAGACTCGTTGAAGGTAGGCATTATAATCAGCCATTGCTTCTCGTTCCTCATCGGTTAGATTGTGATGCCAAACAGCGCGCGCCTTTTGATCGCTTGGAGCTTCAACCCAAAGCATCCTTCCAAGTTCGCTTCTAGTATAAGCACCGGCCCGAACTTCCGCTTCTTCACGCTCTTCATCAGTTAGATTGTGATGCCAAACAGCGCGCGCCTTTTGATCGCTTGGAGCTTCAACCCAAAGCATCCTTCCAAGTTCGCTTCTAGTATAAGCACCGGCCCGAACTTCCGCTTCTTCTCGCTCAGAAGGTGATAGCGCTTTGAGTGTGAACATGGTTGCATCTTCTTTAACATTGCCAAGATCATCAAGTGAACCGCTGTTAAGATAAGCGCTTCTTTGGTCCTCTGTTGCTTCCACTGAGGAATCACAAGTGACCACAACGTCAATGAACTCGGTTGAGCTAGTAAGAAAATGCAATGCCATGATTAAACTCCTAAAGCGATTCTGAATGGAGAGTTGCCAGCGTTTGCTTCATAAGCAGATGTTCCGAAGTCTCCAGCATAGCGACTCTGTTGATATGTCAACTGTTGTCTTACTATATCGTTGCCACTAATGTCATACACATTTGGATCATTTGTGAGCATAGCGGCCGGAATCATGATTGCACAACCTTGACCATCACCTTGCGGACCGGTTCCAATCAACACTTGGCGAACTGTACGATTGAAGAAATCATCTTTGATTGTAGTGTTTACTGTTGAGACTGTCATAGACAACTCGACAACAACATCACTGATCTCCATGCCAGACATTGCCAAGATGCTGTTTGAGTGTCCTAATGGTGTGAGAGTATTAGTATAAGTCAAACTAAAGTCTTCACAATCAAGAGCGATTCGACCAAGTGAGTCCGCGCTTGTAGCATTGGTCAAGCTAGTTGGAGAAGCATCACTCACTACAGCATAAGCACCTCTAAACAAAGGAGCCGCCCCTGTGTTGTAGCTTGGCTCAATCGGACCGGTGGCGCTTGCATGATCATCGGTGATATAAGCTGCTTGATAAGTTAGTTCAGCCATTAAACGCCCATTATCAAGAGTGATATTCATTGACTCAAGAACGCAACCATAGGCCAAAGTAAGGAAGTTTACACCCTCGATTCTAAAGGCCACAGAGCTTTCAAAGTCTCCGGTATCTGTTCGGCTTGGAGTGTACCAAGTTTGAAGACCACGAATAGAAGTATATCCATCATCTGAGAGCGCAGGAGAAAGAACAACATTTCCGCTTCCGTTGTCGTTGTCAGTTATTGCGCTATATTCCGCACGACCGGCGATTGATGTGCTAATCAAAGTACCAATATCGGTGATAGCCGGAGCGCTTGTTGGTGTGTAGATATTCTCATCAACAGAAGTCACAGTGTCAGAGATCACACTTGGAACTTTTGTTTTAAGACCAGCACCAAGCAACAAGCCAAGATAGTTGGTTGTGTAATTGTCCGCAGCTGTTCCAATAGTAGTCAGATCAACACGACAAACGATAGATCCGGTTCGTCTTCTCACTCGGCTTCCTGAAGCCCAAACTGTGTCAGGCTCAGCCGGTACAAAATAAGATCCATCACGAGCATCATTGCGCTCTGAGACTACAGGCTCACCTGCAATCACAATCGGATCACGCTCGCAAGGAATGGAAGTAAAAAGTAAACCGTCTTGACTTGGTAGTCCTGTGGTTGGATGGAGAGAGCCAAAAGAACTCTCTACAGAAATTGAAAGTGAACGGTGAGTCACTGCCATGATTAAGCCTCCAGATAAAGAAGATCAAAAGGAAGGGAGAGAATAAAGGCTAGTCTCTCACCTTGTTGGTCCAAGATAGTTTCTATTGTAGCCTCAAGAGGAATCAAGCTAACAATACCTGTCGTTGATAAATCATATTGAGGCCCCTTTAAAGTATTGATGAGAGCAGAGCAATCTTCATTCATCAAGCGAAGAAGGAAGCCATCATCATGAGGAATGTCATAACGTACACGACAAAGAACTCTTGAGCGCTTCCGACCACTAAGACCGGCTTGTCCATCATCTTGAGCAAGGCCATCAATTCTCATTTCAAAGAAGCGAGTTGAGTTGGCTCTTTCCTCTAATGGTATTGTGTGGCCGGTTCCTCTATTGGTGGCGACAAAGCCATGATGAGCATCGGTTTTGGGAGTGATGTTTTCAACTTGGTTCTCCAAGTATTCAAGAGCTGAAAAGATTCCTTGAGTCATTTGAGTTTCTTCCTTAGATCAATCTCGACAGCTTTGACAATCAAGTCAACCTCACCGGGAGTCAACCCAATGAACTCTCGCTCTTCATTTACATAATAGCCATATTGAGCGTTTTTAGTCAGCCCAATTTTAAAGCCATCTTTGGTCGCTTCGGTCACCACAAAGTTATTGAGCATATTGCCACTTAAGACCAAATCAACGCTTGCCGATTCACCGCCTTGTCCCCTTCTTCGGCTATCCTCTTTGTATTGAGCATAACCTTTAGAATAGTAAACACTCTTTCCGGTCCTTGATGATCGGCCACCTTTGGGAGCAAGGCGCGCGCCCTTCTTAGCAACATAGATCGGCTTTTGGGAATAGTCTTTAAATGGCTGACCATTCGCATCCACTCCCTTCCCTGTCCTTATCTTGATTTGAGCTAAGGTATTAGAAGCTAGTCTCATTGAGTCTTCAGCAGTCCAAAGACTTCTTGGAAGATTTAAAGTGACTTTAGCTGGCATTAGTGTCTCATTCCTCGTTTGGGAGTGAAGAAGGTATCATTTGAACTCTTGCTGTAAGTTCTCCAACTTGCTCTAAAGTCGGAAGCGCTTCCACCTTTTCGAGTCAAGTTTTCCTCTCCACTATCAACTAAACCATCACCATCAAGATCAAGGCTTACTGAGCTTAGAGCAGAATCAAGAAGCTCTTGACATCTAGTTCGCATTGCTTCGGATGCGTCAAGTTGAAGATTGAGTTCATAGACTCTTGATGCTGTGCAATAAGCATGAGCAAGCTTAAAACTTTGAGCATTGAAGACTTCATCTTCTGTGATGTCATCAGCTGATAAAGCGTTTCTAATATGAAGCGCTATTTCATCGAGACTAGCTTTGATCTGTGGTTTAAAGTCACTCTGTCTTCTTGGGATCATGTCCGCAAGATTCGCAAAGGTCGCCACAAGTTCATCATGATCAAGGCCGGTGTCAAAAGGTCTTGGAGTTGCCTTAATGACTCCCTTCTCCATCTTGACATGGTTTTGGCTTCCATAGTCTGCTGAGTAACTCAACTCATATGGATAATATCCACTTACTCCGGTTACTGAAGCGCTTGTCACAGGTACATAGTACATTGAGAAAACAAGAGTTGCGCTGGTACTTAAATCAATCTCTCTTGGCAAAGGCTCGGCTAAGATTGCAGTCGTACCAACAACCCTTGAAACAGTGATAGAAAACCAAGTGTCTCCATTAGTCACCAAGAAGCCTTTGGCTTGATCTCTGTGGAGCGCTATCGCTTCAGCGCTTAAGGTCAAAGTCCTTCGGTCGCTTGCGATTGAGTTCACTGTCAAATCAGTTCTGCTCTGTGTCATGGTTTCACTGAAAGCAGATGATCCACCTTTGACCACTAAAGTTGGCGCTTCGCTCAATGGTGTTGGAGCGTTCCATTCAAAGAGATAGTTTTGGCCTGTTATCGCTTTTCTCATCTTTTCGCTCCTCTATTTGCTTTCGTAATATCGGCTTGTTTCGCTTTGGTTAAGTTGGCCGCTTCAATAAAGCCTTCTGTCACCGGACTCCAACTGTGTCGACAATTATACCCACCGCCTGAAGTGATAACACTTAGACCTTGACCATTATTAAGCCTTCTCATTTGTTTGTCATTAACAACTAAGTTTATCAAGGCACGACAGAAAGGACGAGTGATTCCATCTCTTGGTCCGGTGTATAAGTAATGATCAAGACCAGCTGTTTCGGCTGCCACTGCTGTGATTCCCCGACCATATTGGCTGATTCTTGTCTTGACCTCTGTGAGCTGTGTCCCCTCAGACCTTTTAAGCCTTGCTTCAAGATTGCTCATCACAATGCTTGGAGGCACATCAACCAATAAATCTCTTAGAGATTCATTTATGCTTGTTTTGAATGAAGGAAGAATGACCTCATCAAATACAGCTTGAGCTGTTGCAACTTGAATACTCTCAAGTTGTGGCGCTATTGAGTCAAACCCAAAGTTGGGCTGAACTGCTTTGAGCGCTGTTTCAACAGTTTGTTTGATAGCTTCTTGTTGTTCAATGAACTCATCAACTGCAAGTCCAAGTCCACCTTGTAAGATGAAATCAAGAAGCTGTTCATCAGTAAGATTTAGGAGAGTCAATGGATTGCTTGCTGTGATAGCGCTCTCCACTGTCTCCAATAGTTGTGCTCTTGCTTTCCGAAGAGTGGAAGCAAAAGCTCTCTCGGCTGAAATCTCAGCTTTGAGTTGATCTCGTCTTGCTCTTGTTAATGTGGCCAACGGACCAGACTGACTCTTGGCCTGTCTAGTCAAGTCTTCAACCGCTAATTTATCAGCATCTTCCTTCTCCGCAAGGAGTATAGGTTGACCACACAAACAAATCATATCTTATAGACAATCAGTGAGAACGAAACCAAGAGTAGAATCAACAGCATGGAAAGTATTGACTTCTTCACCCCAAACATAACGGCGAGTTTTATCAAGGCTGTCATACTGACCACTAACCATATCGTTGAATGATAAGTTAAGAGCTGCCACAGGCATACCCTTCACATTACCGCTCTTTTGAACGATAGCATCTGAACCGCGAAGAATGCCCATGAACAAGCTGTCACCGGTCCAAATGTAAGACTCATCGCTAGTAGCACCAGGAACAGCAGTGTCTTGACGAGCTTGACCAACATGAATGTTTGGAATACCAAGAACATCACGAAGAACAGCAATCACAGCTTCATCATTTAAGATGCGCTCTCCGGCTGCGATACCATTAGCGCTAGTTCCAACATAACCGCGAACTTCAGGATTGCGCGCTAGCTCTCTAAAGAGTTGACGACCAAAGATCAAAGTGTCGGGATTGATACCATGAGCATTCTCAAAAACGATGTCTTTTAACTCGTGAAGATAACTTAAAGCTTCAGCGCCAACAGCGTTGAACTTACCACCAAACTGAGCAGTTGAGTCATTGTCCTCAAAGTTTGCAGTGTTGAAAAGAAGATCAGCAGCGCGCTTCTCACGAGCAAGCTTCATTACGCGAGCTACTTTTTTAGCGATTCGAGCTTCTTCACTGCCGGGATATTGGCTGTCGAAGATGTCTTCCATTGCGATTGAATCGCTTGCGCTGTAGATCTTAGCTTTGAAAGTTTGGCTTGTACGATCGAAACCACCGATTGAAGCACGACTTGAACCGGGGGCGCGCTCAATGTCAAGGCCTGCGCCTGCGCCCATGAAGTTTCGAGTGTTCTCAACTAATAGAGTGCCTGAACGTTCAGGAACTTTGATAGTCTCAAGAACCTTGTCAGCGATCAGTTGATTATCGCTAGGAACAACTTCTTGAACTAGGCTTGTTAAGATCTGATCGACAGGATGTAGATTTGAATATGATGAAGCCATGATTTAACTCCTTAAGGAAGTAGATTGTTAGGACCGGTGAACTTAATCAAGATCTGATCGTCAGCGCTTGAAGAAGCTTGGTTCACGTTTGGAAGGATTTGACCGATGGCATAATTTCCACTAGTAGCATGAGCTAGAACAGTTCCACCGGTGGCGGCCATAACAAGTGAAACAGTGTTTGCAATTCCGCCGGTTCCAGCGATAACTCGTGATTCACCTTGAACAAGAACCTCAACAACCTCACCGCTTGCGCAAGCGCGTTGAGCAACACCAATACAACGAGCATCAGTAGCCGCGTCAGTGATTGCAATCTTGCCATCGGTGGTTGAAGAAACGAGAGCGAACTCAGTGATGGCTTCTGAAGCCACGAAAGTCTTAATGATGTTATTCATGATTAAGCTCCAAATACTTTGTTGTAATAATCGGGATTTGATTTAGCGAATAGGTCAAGAGCTTCTGAATAGCTGACAGACTTTTCAGTTGCTAGTTTACGGACTTCTTGATCGAGAGTAGCTTTGTTGATTTCTTGGCCACTTGCGCCATGACCAACTTCAACTAAAGGAAGAGCACTATTAGCAGGTCGCTCGCTGAACATTGTCCAAAACTCAGCTTGGAGTTCACGAAGCTCGAAAGCTTTACCAGCAACGACAGCTTCACTTGGAGTGATCTTGCCTTCATTCAAAAGAGTGTTGATAGCTTCACGTTTCTCAACTTCTTTCTTCTCGGCTTCGATAGCTTCAAGGCGCTGTGAAAGTTTAGCGTTGTTCTCACGAAGCGCTTGAACTTCACTTAATAAAGTAGACTCAGTAAGCTGTTCAGACATCTTATAAGACTTCTTTTCTTCGTCTTCTTTCATCTTCTCAGCTTTGTCTTCTTCGTCTTCTTTCATCTTCTCGGCTTTGTCTTCTTCCTCTTTCATAGTCTCTTCTTTTTGATCGACCATTGCAGACTCAGATTCAGCCATCATGTCCTTCATCTTTTGTTCAAGTTCTTTGACCAAAGCGTCTTTTGCAACGAGCATTTGGCGTAGTTCTTCAACAGATAATGATTCAATGTTGTCCATTGATGTTATCCTTTCGGTTAAAAGTACCCGGCCAATCTTATCGTTGGATTGAGCAGGTCTGGGAGTGAGAGTGATTGCTAGTAGTTGGGCATCTCCAATTTTGGATCCGCCATCTCTGGAGAATACTTCTCCATTTAAAAACTCAGGACTTGACCAAAGAACACCGCCGGCAGACTTGACAACATCAAGACCGCGCTCGTTATATGCAGGTGTTGCGTAGAGTCCATCTTCTCTAAGTTCTAATTCAACGATCATTCCAAGAGCGTTTCCACTTTCGGGAGGAGCTGGAGAGCCACCTTGAAAAGGACTTGTTGCGTGTTGCCAATCAATGATGACAGGATCCGCAAGCTTGCGATCATTAAAGACTCTGATCATTTCGCTGAGTAATTCATGATCTATTTCTTGACCTATGTTCTCACCATTCATTCGTGATGATACTTGGCCAAGCGCTAAGGTCTTGAATGGCTTCCCAATGGTGAGTCCATCCGGAATGTCATAGCTTGGCTCACTTAGGTGAGTGAGTTGAATTGCTTCGCCATAAGCTCGGAGGCTTGTTGACTTTTCATCTGCACGTTTCATTTGATTCACAATCTTTCTTGACCAAGCAAAGCCGGCATCACCGCCCCAACCTTGCCAAGCTTGCCAGCCCTTGCCTTGATCGTTCCACGTGGAACCTTGTTTATCTACTTCGTGTCGAGTGAAGTAGTTAAGCATACGTTTAACAGTGTCGGGAGATAGTTGCTTCCCATTGCCTAAGTCTCTAGCTCTAGCAATGCCAACATCAGTCATACCTCGTTGACTTGGTGGCTTGGTCGCTCTGACTTCAAGCGCTCGCTTTGCTGCTTCTTGCGCTCCCTTTGGTGGAGTAAAGTCAATGTGATCATACTTAGCCGGTGCTAAAGTTTCAGCTTTGGCTTCCTTTTCGGTTCGCTGTGGATGGCCTTTGGGAAGCAAGTCAAGATCTGTGTTGTATGCTTTCTTTCGCTCGCCTGTGCCGACCAACTTAAGAAAGGTCTTAACGCGAGCAAGCGCCCATTGAGTCCTTGTCATGCCAGGTCTA